TGTTTTGTCTTCTACTTTAGGAAGAAAACCTAAGTTTTCAGAAGTTGTAACTGAATTTGCCAAAAGAACTACTCTCCAACAAGCAGAGGAATATTATAATGTTTTATCTCTAGGATGGTCTTTAAATAACTATGAGGCTTTAGATTTTAAAGGAGAATATAATAAAATATTTGACCCTTTAAAAACTTTAGCTAATAGCCTTCTTGATGAATCTATGTTTACAGAAAATGATGGAGTTGAAACTAGAGAAGAAGTAGAGGCAGAAAATAAAAAATCTGCAGATAAAATAGAGCAAGAAGATGAACCAATAATTGGTTATACTGAAGAAGGAGCACCTATTAAACCTGTTGAAGGATATAAAACTGTATCTTCTGATTTGAAATTAGGTTTTCTTTCTATGCAATATGATGAAGTAACAAATCCAGATGGCACAACTGAAAGAATAACTACAAGTTCTGAATTACAAGGAGAAACTCTTATAGCTTCCAGGGAATTATTACATCCTGATAAATATAACAAAGGAGAAGTTTTAACTGTTGGTATTCCTGATGGTAGTATTCTTTCACAAACTGTAATTACTTCATATAAAAATGGAAAAAAAGTAACTACTCCTTATAATATTTGGGTTGCAGAAGGATTAGCAAAAGACCCCAAATTTATGACAAGCACTGAATACATTGAATCAGTGCCTATGTTTACATACAGTTCACAAGGGATACCAGTTGCTTATGTACATGGAGTTGAGTGGTATAATACTAATAATATTGGTCCAAATGATAATCCACCTTTGCAAGCTGAAATTATTCAAAATGGTAAAAAAGAAGTATCTGAATTAAGACATGCTATTATAAATGAAGGACTTACTCATATTGAAATTCAATCTAAAACAGGTGTAAAATATGCTGAAATTCCAAAAGGAACTCCTGCTCTTACTTTAACTGAAGCTAACCCACAAGCTATTCTTGTAATAGGAATGGAACAAAATGGTCAAGTTGTTGCAAAAATAGGAACTCAAAACTTTGAAAATAATAAAAGAGTTCTATTAAATCCAGAGAAAATGAATGACACTAATCCTAAGAAAAATGGATTAGGAAAAGCATATGATTTAAGAAGAATAGGTACTAATGAAAAAGGACAAGAAACTTGGATGGCTTTTGATGTATTACCTATGGCTAATACTATCACTGATACTGATAGGTCTACTATTAAATGGACATTAGCTGCATTTTTTAAATTAAGTGGATATGATAGTACTCTTAGTAGTAAAACTGTTGAGTATGACCCAAATATTACAAATATAACTAAAGAAGAAGCACAAGCTATTGCTGATAAAGTTTTTAAAGAAACTGGATATGATATTTCTAGTAGAGATGATGTTAGAAAATTTTTAGATTTATATGTAGATATGAGAATTTTTGAATATTCTCAATTTGCTAATAAATATTTTGCAACTGATACTGCTCCAACTCTTAAGACTCCTATACATAGAAGTAATGCAGGGTTAGGGACTAATGCTAAAATGATAACAATATCAGAAGATAAAACTGTTACTAATACTAATAAAACCTATGAGGATTATTATAAAGGTATCTTTAAAACTACTGTAAAATCTTTTAATATTGGTACAGAAGAAAATCCTGTTTGGATAACTGCTGTTCAGCCAAGTATTAAATTTGGTTATAAACAAAAACCAGTAATTACACCTGAAGTTATAGTTAAAGAAGAAGTTAAAAAAACAACAGAGGATGTTAAAGAAGCTGCAGAAAAAAGAAATTCTATTGAAGATGTTAAAAACAAGGCACAAGAGCTATTAAAAAAGTTTGGGCTTAATAGGAATCAAACCTTTGAAGATATGCCTGTACAAGTTACAGATACTACTGCAATAGCTGGTGCATTTAAAACTACTCCTGGAATAACTATTCAAGAAGAGGCAACTTTGGTTGATTTCATTTTTAATAGTATTTCTAAAGCTATTGGCATAGATAAAAGTTCTTCTGCTAATAAATCAAAATTATTGTTTGACATAAAAAATGCTTACAATGATAATATACTAGCAAATAAAAAAGAACTTGAAGCAGGACATAAAGCTTTAGTAGAATTATATGAAAGTGACCCTATAACCTATGAAGAAATACTCCCTTCTATTAAAGAGATAGAAAGAGGATTAGAAATTTATGGTAATATAGAAAATAACTGGGAAAATATTCAAGATAAAGCAGTAGAAAAAATTAAACAATATACTGGAATTAAAGAAGGAATATCAGAAGATGAAGTAGATGATACTTCTCAAAGAGAAAAAGATTATAGTAAAACTTCTTTAGAAGAAGATGGAAAAAGCAAATCCTCCTATAGATTAAGGAGATTCTTTGCAGGTTTTGCAAGAAGAACTGCAGATGGAAACCCTAAAGTAGGTTTTCTTGGATTGCCTGAATATGTAGGTTTTAATGAAGTTTATGATACTATTGCTCAATTACTATCTAGTCCTAATGAGTCAGCTTCTAATTTTGATGAAATGATTTCAAGATTACAAAGAGCTGAAACCTCTCATAAATGGCTTCCAGATGTAGTAGAAGCATTGCTAAAAGCTGATAATCAAATAAAAAGAGAGTTTGTTTATAATTTTACTAAACATGCTCTTTCTATGAAGTTTGCTATGTATTCTTCTAATGCAAGAGGTGGATATAGTTTAAAAATGTATGATACTAATGCCAATGAAATCACTAAATTAATTAAGAATACTTGGAAAAGTAATTTTAAAATGAAAGATTTGGTTAAAACTGAAGAAGGAGAATATGCTATTGACAAAGTAAAAGCTAAAAATCTACAAGACCAATTTGAAAAATGGGGAGATAATGCTCCACAAATTAATAAAGAAGAAGTTAGAACTTGGCTTGGAGAATTTGGAATTATTCTTTCTGATGATGCTTGGAAAGAGTTGACTACAGCTGGATATTATATTAATGGTAATGGCTTTTTAACTTATGATAAGTTATTTACAAGTCAATTTGGTCTTTTTAAACAATTAAATAATTATTTAGTAGATATAGCTGAAACAAAAGATACTGGATTTGAAGTAAATGAAAACAATCATCCTTTTACAAATCTTGGTAGAATTTTAAATGTTATGGCAACTCTTGAAAGTAAATACACTAATCAAGCTATGACTTTATCTTTTAGAGATAATGGTAAATCTATCTTTGGATTAACACCTAATAAATATGCTACTGACAGAGTATTAGCTTTAAAACAATACAATGAAGAAGGCTTTAATGAATTAGTTGATAAATTACAAAGAATTTCAATTAGTTCAGACTCTTACATCCTACAGTTATTGCAGATTGAAGAAGAATTTAGAGGAAAATTTGGAGTAGACCATATAGGTATTACAGCATTAAAAGAACTTGGTAAAAAAGAATCTCCTTTTTCAAGTGTTACAGACCTTAGTGATATTGACCATGATGTAACTAAAATGACAGGATTTCAAGATACAAAACAAGGAGAAGTTAAAGCTACTGTTTCTGAAGATGGTTCTATAAAAGCAGGAGGTAATGGTATTGGAATGAGAATGGGTAGAATGTTTATGCCTACTATGTCTGATAAGTCTCAAATGTTGTTACTAAGTACAGGTATTTTTAACTTTTTTAAAGATAGAAAAAAATCTTTTGAAATTGACACTGACAATAATTTTACTTTTACTGATACACTTAAGAACTTGTTATTTAATCAATTGGTTAAACCTGAATTAAAAAGAATAGCTAAGTTTCATAAAACTATTGGTAAAACTAATATTGAAGGTTATAATCTAGGAGCACAAATCTTTAATTTTATACCTGCTTTTAATAATATTAAAGATGCAGATGGGCATAGAATCATAGAATTAATGAGAATTGCTCCTGATGTTTATACTGCTGAATATGTAGAAGAAAAATTTAAAAGTCAATTTTCTGAAATATTAAAAAAAGTTGTAGACAGTAAAGTAGACACTAAAGTAAGTAATTGGGAATCTTCTTTAGTCAGAGATGACCAAAATAAAGTTACCAAAATTAAATTTTTTGATGAAAATTATTTATCTGAAGCTCAAGGTATTCCTTTAGAAACCAAGTTTAAACTTGGTATGTATGATTTTGTTTTAAACTCAATGGTTACTAATGCTAGTATGTATACTATAATGGCAGGAGACCCTGCTTTATTTTCTACAGATAAGTTATTTAGTAATTTTAGTGTAGATAATATAGAAATTTCTAAAATTGCTACTGTTTATGGGAAAGAAAAAGTTTTCACAGAAGTATACAGTTCTCACAAAGAATTTGTAAAAGCCTTAAATAGTTTTTATGCTAATGGGCTAATAACAGATGCATTATATAAAGAAATGTTAGAGAAAATTACACCTATTGCCACCTCTGGCACTGATGCTAATTATCTAACTTTAGCTGAAACTTTAGGAGTTAATCTTGGTAAAAGATTAGCACTACTTTTAGCACCTGGAAATAAAATAGCCAATTCAAAGGGCAAAACATATATGCAAATCTTCTTAAAAGATGATGTGGGCATAGCTGAAAATATAAATTATTTAATAGGACTATACTATGGTAAAGAAGCTGAAACTAAGGCTAAAGGATTAGTTGAACAGTATTATAATGCTGAAAATGAAGCCCAAAGAAATGAAATTAAAGAAGGGTTAAAAAAATCCTATCCTTTATTGAAAGATTACCTATTTATTCCTTCAACAGATGCACAAGAATACACAACTGTTGAGGAACATTTAAATATTCTTGAAAATCAAGGAAGAATCCCTGATAATAAATTAACAGAAATTAGAGAAACTCTCGCTGAAGGTAAAAATCTTAGTAAAGCTCAGTTAGATTTTGTTTTACAACCTATAAAACCTGTTTATACAGGACAAGTTATGGATGAAAAACAAGATGTAGCCAGAACAATCTATATTAAATCTTCTTCTTTTCCTTTGTTACCACAAATGACAAAAGGTAGAAGATTAGATGGTTTAAGAGTTAAGATGGAGGAACTTGAGAAAGAAAGTAAATTACCTGTAAGAGCATCTTATCAAACAGCTAATAAAGTTGGTGCAATGAACAATCCTGTTGACCCTTTTAATAAAGAAAGTCTAGCAACAGCAGGAGATTCAGCACTTATTTTAAGTAGAGATAATTTTAGAATACAACAAGATGTACCTTTTAAATCTGACTTAAAAAAAGAGGATAAAATCTCTATGGGAACTCAGATATTTAAACTATTGTTTGGAGATGGGATGTTAGACCAAGAGGACTTTGTTATTAATGGAAAAACTCTTAATGGAAGACAATTATATGATTATTTTAATGATAGTTTTTCTAAATTAATTGATATTAAAAAAAGAGGACTTTACAGAGAATTAGGTTTAACTGCAGATGGGTTGCCAATCAATGAAGAAGTCTTTATTAAAAAACTTCAAAAGCTTTTACAATCAGAAGCTATTGATAGAGGATATCCTAGACAAGATGTTGAAGGGTTATCTTTTGTACAGAAGACTAATAGTGATGGTTCTACTTATTATGATTTTAAATTACCATTATGGTTAAGCTCTAATTCTAATAGATATGAGGCACTTTTAAATGCTATTGTTACTAATAGAGTTATCAAGCAAAAAATGCCAGGAAATAGCTTTGTAATTGGGTCTGAAGTAGGTTTTGAGATGAGTGAAGATATTGCTGACTTAAAAGACTCAGGTATTATTAATATTGGAGGACATAAAGGAGGACCATTAAAAGGGGTACAAGATGATGTTACTGGTAAATTTACTTATGCTGAAATATATGCTCCTTCTAAGTTTAAAGATAATAATGGTAAGTTAATTGACTTATATGAAAAAGATAAAACTACCAACAAATATAAATATTTAGAAGAAACAAAAGAAAATGGATTGCAATTAAAAGAAGGTGTAATTGACCTTGAGCTATTAAATAATTTTAGTTTTAGAACACCTACTTCTTTTCATGCTTCTGCTTCTATTATTAAAGTTGTTGGATTTTTACCTCCTGTAAATGGAGATTTAATGATAGTTCCTAAGAATTTTATTGCTCAAAAAGGGATAGATTTTGATATTGATAAAGAGAATACTTACCAGTTATGGAATGTTCTTAATAAAAGAACTAATAAAATTGAAGTTATTAGTGAAGTTCATAAAGAGCAAGCAATTAAAGGACTAAGAAAAAAACTAGAAACTCCTGAAGTAGAAGGAGTTGAAAGAGATATCAATGACCCTTTGGAAGCATTTATATCTTCTGCAATAGGTAAAGATTACTCTAAAACAATGGGAGATACAAGCTTAACTACTGAAGAAAAAATAGAAGCTATCTCAGAGAAATTTGAGCAAAAAATACTAGAAAATGAATTTATAAAAGTTCATATGTCTTTATATGCTAATCCAAATGTTGAAGTACAGCAAAAAATTAACAAAGTTCTTTCTATGGATTTTGCTAGTGGACAAGCTGATTTTATTGATGATTTAGTAAATAAAAATGTGGATAAATCTAATTTTACAATTTTATCAGATGATTATCAAAAAGCCAAAATGGGCTTAGGGGCTGCTGGTAAAATGGCTATTGGTGTATATTCTAATTATGTTACTTTCCATTCATTGTCTCAACAAATAGAAATTCCTATTCATTTAGAGAATGGAGTAGGTGGTAGAAAAGAAATTCAAATAGGTAATTTTAAATCAGATGGTGTACTTGGTAGTATTCTTACTTTGGATGGAGACAGAAATATTTCAGAAGTTTTAGCTGAAAAACAAAATACAGCAACAGATAATGAAAAAGAACAAGTTTTAGGCAGAGTAAATGTAAATGGTATTACTATTAATGTAGATGCAATTTTAACTTTGCTAGGATTTGATAAAGGAGAAAAAGTAGGCTCACAAGAAACTTCTATTCCTTATTTATTTTTGTCTCAACCTATTATTAAAGATTTTGTAAAAATGACTCAAGAGAGTCAAGCAATTACATCTGTTTATAATCATAATAAAGATAAAATGATTATTAATGCTTTGATAAAAAAATATAGCAAAGAATATGAGAAAGATAAAAATGTACCTATTTTAACTTTAGATGAGTTTAATAGATTAACTCCACATCTTACTTCAGCAAATATGATTAATGAAATCTCTTCTGAAGAGAGTAGTATTCCTGGGCTTCAATTAGCTGTACTACAACAGTTCCTTGAATTAAAAGATTATGCTACAGAATTAAGCAGTATTCAAGGTGTTGTAAATACAACTAGTTTGGGTAAATCTATTGTGGAATCTAATCAAAAAATGAATAGACTTTCAAATCTTCCAGATAGTAAAACTATAATTGGTGCTCAACAATTAATAGGAGATTATATCCTTACAAGTAAAGTAAAGACAAAACCTGATGGTTATGTTTTAGTTGGAAAATACTATGTAAAATCTAATACTCCACAAGGACATATAGTATTAAATGGAATTACTGTTGGGAATAGTTTATGGAACTCTTTCTTTCCTTATGCAGATGATAATGTTAAAACAGTAGTTGCTGAAATTGAAGAGATAACTAGTTCTTCTGAAAAATCAGATACTAGAAAAATTGAAATGCAATTTGCTATCTTTAAAGAGATAAAAAAATACATTAATTCTAACTTTAAAAATGGACTTTTTACTAATAATGCTTCAGAAGAAAGAAAAGAATTATTCATAGACACTAAAACTCATATGTCTTTAGCTAGTTACATGAATGATTTAAAAAATACTAAAATTAGTAATGTAGATACTGTAAATAAAGAAGGAGTTTACAATCTTAAAAATAGTAGATTATTTACTAAATTTGAGTTTGACTTGAATAGTAATGGAGAACCTTCTTTGATTAAGTTTAATAATTCTGCTAAAGAAAATTTTGACGAAGATTATCTATACACAGCTATTGCTGAAATGACTGTAAATAAATATCCTTTACCTGATAAAAATGGAGAAGTTTATGATACAAGAAAACTAGCTGCTGATTTAGTGGCTTATGCTTATCTTGAAGGTGGTGTACAAGAAGCAATTCAGTTTGCTAAATATATACCTATTGAATATTTAGAGGATATAGGATTTACAGAACAAATGCAAAAGTATTCTCCTAAAAAGACTACCAATGTATTTCACAGTACACTAGGTATCAAAGAGTTTACAGAGGAAAATAACAATCAAACACATACTTTTGTAAAACAATATATTCAACATAATCCTGGAGATGCTACACAATTTGACCCTAGTTTAGAAAAAGACCTTTTTCAAAATCCTGTTAAAGAGAAAAATAAATTGATTTCTTTTAAACTAAATGCTGAAGAATTTCCTAAGTTTATTAGTAAAAGAGAGTCAACTAAAAGTAAAAGAAAACAAGATAAATTCAGTCTATTCCAACATATTGGAAATGGAGAGTATCAAAGAATTTCAATATTAGGTGCTTTTGGTATGAATGAATACGACTTCAACAATGAAAATGCACACTCTTTATTAGATGATGCAGAACCTGCTGTTGTAAAAAATGTACCTAATGTTAAAAAGGCTTCAACTCTTAATGAGATGAATGATGTCTTTAAGATAGTAGGAGGAAATACTGAAGAAATCCTAACTAAAATAGCTGGGTACAGAGATGGGAAATATAGACATTTTCCTAAATTAGTTGAATTTTTACTTCCTCTTGTTAAAAATAACTTGACAATAGTAGTAGAAGATACTTCTAAAGGAGGTACTATGGCTAAAGCTAATGGAAGAACTATTGTTGAAGAAGGGTCTGATAAAGTTATAATTGTAATTGATTCTGATTTAATGGCTAGTAATAATCATACTCAAATTGCTAGAACATTTATTCATGAATTTGTTCACTCTGTAACTATTAATGAATTAAGTAAATATTTTGACAGAAGAACTGGTAAACAAATAACACCAGATTTGCCTTTACATGTATCAAGACTTTTACAAGTTTTTAATGCTACTAAAGTTGCTTTAGGACCTGAATTAGATGCTTTTAATAACAAAAGAAATAAACATTTAAAAGGAGAGTTACCATCAGATACAACTTATGGGGCTAAAGAATTAGAAATTACTTATGCAGGGTCAAATATATTTGAGTTTGTAACAACTGCTTTAACTGAACCTGCTTTTCAAGAGAAAATGAGTCAAACTGAATTTAGAAAATCAGGAGAGTCTTTGTGGAACAGATTTAAAAGCACTGTTATGAATTTATTATCTGCAAATTCAATAGATATAAAACTTGACAGTATTACTTTTGAAGCTTTATCTAGTACTCTTGATTTTATTGAAGTTGAGGCAGAAGAAAATGCTCAAAATAATAAAATTAGAACTGCACCTAAACAGAATAGATATGGTTCAGAAGAGTTTATAGAGGTTAATAGAATGGGTAAAGAGCCTGCAATAGAAGACCAATATACTGACATCATAAATAATGCTTTAAATGGGCTGGATTTACCTATGACTGAAAGTAATAAAGCAGAAATAGATGCTATTTTTGAAGCAAATCCTACTCTACAAAACATAGGAAGTAAAGAAGACTACACTAAGTTTCTAGGTTATGCACAAATTGAAGGCAAGAATCCTATTAAAACAGATGTAAAAGGATTTCAAAACTACATAAATGGATTAACTTCAGAATCATTAGATAATTTACCCGATATTTGTAATTAAAAATGTAATCAAATGGCATGTTCATTAACAGAATTTAGAGATAGAAAAATAAAAGAGTCTTTGGCATTAGTTTATAATGCCAAAGCCCTCGCTTACAGACAATCAAGCCCAAATTCTATTGTAATAACTCCTAGTAGCAAGTCTCAGATTAAAACTGTAGACCAAGCATATAATACTGCTATGGCAATGGAGCAAAAAATAGCTAAACAATTTGGAGAGCATTATAATTTTAAAACTTATGGAAAATGGACTACTATTCGTAGAGGTCATAATTCTGTAACCCTTGAAGTGAACATTCCTCCTAATCTTTTAAATGCCTATAGAATCAGACAATTAAAAAAAGAAACACCTTATTATAATACTGAAACAGCCAAAGTTGAGGAAGTTCAAAAAGGGCAATTAAGCTTTTTTGACATAGGTGTGCCCAATGCTATAGACCAAATCAACTATAAAGTAGTTTATGACTATAAAGTTGATATGCTTAAAAAAGTAAAAAGAGCTATACAAAATGAGAGAGCTAATAAGGTACATGATAATACTCATATTACTACTATTAGTGCAAAAATAAGAAGTCTTCAAAAAACAGAGAAAAAGTTAGAAGAAGATATAGTTGCTCTTGGTGGAAAAAATCTTTCTTTAGCTCAACTTTCTTCTATTGTAGAAAATGACTTAAAAGTTATAGATTCTTTACTCGCAGACCTAAGTTTAGAAAATATACACACTGCACAAAGAATGTTAAATTTCTATCAAGGAATATCTGATGATAAATTTGGTGCTAAAAATGAATTTCTTGTAGCAGGGTTAGCTTTTGATGAAAAAAATAAATCAGTTTTATCACAAGATGTAAAAAACATTTTAGATTTAATTAAAATTAAAGTTAGTGATAGGGAGAGTGAATTAAATGCTGGAAAAAGAGAATACTTAAAAAAATTAATTGATAACTCTTCACAGGTACAAGAATATATTGATAAAACAGGAGAAGAAATTGATATAGATGAACTATTAAAACCTCTGAAAGATATTGATATAATGTCAACATATACTTTAACTATTGATAAACAATATATATCTAAAGATAGTTTATTAGCTCAATTAATAAAAATTGAATATGAACTAAAAAGAACTGAAGAGAAGTCTAAAGTAGCAAAAATGATTGAAAGATTAGATGCTGCTAATAAAAGTATAATCAGAAAATTACCTAAAATTCCTTTTAATATAAGTTGGTTTAATAAATCTTCAAGTGAATCTGATTATTCTATTTTTTATCAAAAAAATTCAATAGGCAGTAAAACAGGAAAATTAATTACTAAATTTTCTGGTAAATGGGATAGACTATTACAAAATACTCTTAATAACATTGACAAAAGAAGAAAAAAAGCTTATGCTCTAGCTGATAAAGCAGAGAGAGGAAACGCATTAAATAAAATAAATGCAGATAGATTTGCTTGGTATAATGCTCATACAGATTTTATAGATATTACTTTATTACCTGAAATTGTAAATGATGTTAATTTTTCAACTGATTTAGCAGGATTTGACACTACAGGGTCTGATAAATATAAAACAGACCTTATAGCAAAAATTGGTCAAAATTATTATGATAAAATTGTTAAAGAACAAGTAGCTTTATTAAGAGATTATAAAAGCTGGATGTATGAAACAATAATTGAAGACTTACAGAGATATAATGTAAAAACTCCTATGGAGTTACCTCTTACTGCTTTAAATAGTTTAAAAGTTAAAATTTTGGTTAACAATCCTTTTGAAGTATTAAAATCTAAGAAAGAAAACCAAGGTGGAAGAGTAAGTTTTGAAAATGATAATACTTCAATACAGTATCAATCTTTAATGAATTATAATAGTTTTATTCCTAAAGAACAAATTGAGACTTATAATAATAATACAGGGGCTACACAATTAGTAAATTCAGATTATTATAATGAAGATTTTAAAACAATAGAACAAGATTCTGATTTATATGAATTTTGGGAGTCTTTAGAAGAGTCTTTATCATATATTAATATGACCTTAGCTGATGCAGAAAAGCAATTAGTACATGGGTCTATTTTATCTATGCAAAAAAGTTTTCTTGATATTTTATTAAACCCTGATGGAGCATCAAGAGTTAATAAAAGAGTACAATTAAGTAGTTGGCTTAAACAAGGATTAAAATCTCAGTTTGAGTCAGCGAGAGTAGATAAAGATTCAAATGATTTTGATGAAATAAATAAGAGTCAATTTAAGTCTACTGAGAGTGAAGTAGAAAAAGTCATTAGATTAACTATACTTAAAGTACAAAGAGAAACAGGATTTAAAGGGGAAGATGTTGTTAACTTAGATGTGCCTTTATCTAATGAAGCAGAACTTTACAAAGTCTTGGCAAAAGAACTTGGAAGTCCTGATACTGCACAAGGGTTAAAAGCTATTATCCCTTTTCCTAATCCTAATAATAAAAACATTTATGTTAAGGATTTAATTAAAATGTTTGCTGAAGGAGAAGTTGCCAAAACACAAACTTCTAATCTTCCAGTTCTTGTAAGAGCTTATCTTGAAATGACTGCTGAATACAAGGCTCAAAGAGATTCTCAACCTACTTTAGAAATTGTAAAAGAATTTTATGATGAAATAAAAAGAGAAGGTACTAATAGGTCTTTTAAAAATTGGGCTATTAATAAAATGAGAAGCAATAAAGAGAAAAAAGAAATTGGTAGTGATAGGGTTAATGCTAAAATAAGAATGGACAATTGGTATAATAAAAATATCAAAGGTCTTTCTGATGTAAGCACTGCAGGATTTGTAACTGTAACTTATACTGACTATGAGAAAGATTTAATTAAAGAGTTAAATTATAAATTACAAAATGCTAATTTAACTGAGGCAGAAAAGGAAGAAATTCATGCAGAAATCGAAATCATTGGTAAAAATATTACTCTTACCAATGTATATAATGCAATAATTAATTCTTTTGCAATCTTTAAAGGTCTTGCATACTCTTTGAAAAGTACTATTACAAACAGATTTCAAGGATTTACACAAGGAATGGTTCATGCAGGAAGATATTATAGTGAAGAAAATTTTTATAAGGCTAATGGTTTTGTTTTTTACAGAGGACTCTCTAAACTTCCTGGTAATAGTTCTTATAAAGAAGAAGTGAAAAAAGTAAAATTACTTGTCAATTTACTTAATATTATTCAAGATGCTACTAATGAAATGGACAGAGCAAGAAGGAGTTCTGGAGTTTCTTCAGGTGTAAGACAAGTTATTTCTCCTTATTATGCCACTGAATATGTAGAGTGGAATAATCAAGTTCCACAAATTTTGGCGATGTTGGGGGACAAAACTATTAAAGATGTTAATGGAATAGAATATCCTATTTTTGATGGGACAGGGTTGCCTGCTTATGAAATTAAAGATGGTAAACTTAAACTAAAACCTGAATTTGCAGATTTAGAAAATGAACACACTAAAGATAACCTTTCTACTTGGGAGAATGTTTCTAGTAAAGAAGCAGGAGCTATTAAACTTTATATGAGTGAAGTTATCTCAATTGCTAATGGGGATTACTCTAAATCTGGAGTTACTTTAATAAAAAAATATGCAGTTGGTAAAACAGTAATGTTATTTAAAAGTTGGTTGCCAAATTATGTTTGGGCTAGAATTGCCTATAAACAAGACAATTTAATACTAGGTAAAAAAGGAATAAATGGTATATACACTTCTCATAGAACTAGTACTGCTCTTGTAACAGCAGGTACATTAGGTTTTCTTGCTGCAGGACCTGTGGGTACACTTATTGCAGGGGCTGCTGCTATAGGAGTTAGTAGATTTATAGCCAAAAAGATGGATAGAGAAACAGGTGGATTATTCTCTGACTTACTTGCAGTAAAAGAAATGTCAATTTTTGCTAGAGCTATTGTACAAAAAATGATAGCTTTACCTGTAAATGGTTTTTCAGGAAAACAACGAATTGGTAGTGCTGATTTAAGTAGTATTGCTGTTAGTAAGGAAGATGAACAAAATTTACAAAGTATTGTGGGAGAAATTTCTATTTTACTTACTCTTGTTTTATTTAAAATATTGTGGAAATCTGCACTTGGTGGAGGAGATGATGATGAACCTAAAACATTTGGAAATGGACAACCTAATCCATATTATACTAATAATGCTAGAACTGAAAAAGAAAAAACAATGTATTTTATTCTTGAAAATCAAATATCAGGAATGATAAATGAACTTGAATCTTTTCAAAATCCTATTTCTTTTACTGTTGATACTTATAATTCTAATATTGCAATAAAGACTTTTACAAATATTGTTAAATTACCAGCAACTCTAGCTGGTATATTTAATGGTACTGATACTATTAAATCAGGTGTAACTGCAGGTCAAAGCAAAGCAGGTAATTTAGGAAAGGATTTATTTTTACCTTCTTTTGTTAAACAATTAGGCTTTGAAAAATCTGCTCAAAGAGATTTTAATAGTACAGAGTACATAGATACAATGTTTGATACAGATTATAAAACAGAAAGAAGTGAAATTAAAGGACAAAGAACAGAATACAAACTTGAACAAATTGAAAATCTAAAAGAAGATTATAATTATGATAATTTATCTGCAGAAGAGCAAAAACTTACTTTAGATATAATAGAAAAACAAGTTAATCAGGGGATAGAAGTTGAGCACCCTTACCCAGCTAGATTTTCTTATGATGAAAATCAAAAGAAACAATAAAATGGTAGCCTAAATTTTTTGATAAGCCAAACCTCAATTAAGAGATTTGGCTTATTTTTTTAAAATTGTACACTATGTTCTAACACAGCAATTGTTGCATTCTTTCCTTTACTTTTAAGTAGTGTAAAAAGGATATTACTTATTTTTACTACTTTGTCTCTGCAGGTTGGTAAACCATTGATAATCTTTATTATAAAGATTTCTCCTAAATTTGCTCTCATAATCTTTTACTTATTAAATAATAGTTGTTATATTTGTGTTCAAGTTTGTGGTAAAACTTTCATTTTAATTATTTTTGAACGATTAATTAACAATAACCTCCTATTAATTTTAGGAGGTTATTCTTTTTTATGGAAAATAGTGCCATAATTTTTCTGAAAAGTCTTCAGCTTTTTTATCTAAAGTCTCTACTAAAGGAAGCCCTTCTATTGTTTCTCTTCTAACCATTAGGTATTTAGCTAAAACTAAACATCTATTAAGGTGTACTAAAACAAGTTCTCTTTTGCTAACAGTTCCTTTTACATAAGCTGTAGTTTCTACAGGATAAAGATACACTTCTAAATTCCATAATTCTTCAAAATGAATCCTAACACTAGAAGTAACAGTAAATTTTTTTTTACCAGACTTTTCTATATACTCAAAAGTAGTATGGTCAGGAAAAATAGGCATTAATTTAATCCTAGCTTTCTCTTCTTTTACGATTTTTTCTGTAGACATCTTTTCTAAGTTTTTGATTCTCTATTATTTGTTCCATGTGGTCTTTATAATAAGCAGCATTATACTTCTTAAGACAACTTTTACAAGTTCCTATCACTGATGGCACTGGATTACTAGAATCATTAAATTCTTTAATATCTTTTTTCTCAAGACATTTTATACAAAGCTTTTTCATCCTTTTAGTCTTTCTTTTACTTTTTGTAAATACTCAATTGCTTTATCAATGTCATCCATATCAATATAAGCAACTTCATTTCTATGGTCATTTATTGCAATAGCTACATTAAAGCCATTATCTTTTATATATAAGCCATCACCTATATACTCTACAGGTACTAATTCTTTTGCCATTTTATGTATTTTTTAAGTTAAACACTTCTTCAAATGTTATATTGTCTAAACACCTATCTATAAATCTAAGTGTACCATCTTTCTGTAACCAATACCAACCTCCCTGAGACTTCACTAAAGCATCTCTAATAGAATTAGAAGTACAAAAGGCATGTAACCTTTTAGTACTTCTAATTGTATCAGTAGGCTTAATATTTTGAGGTCCTGTACTAAGCCAAAGTTTAGTTTCCATTATCTTCTTCTTCTGTTTTTACTTAAAGTTAGCCCTTCTTGAGACATACCTTCATAAGCTTTGTTAAATTCCTCTTCAGTCATTCTTGTATCTGGAGCTATTAACTCCCCATCTGCTCCAATTACTTTTACATAATTAATGTAAAAATAATAAGGAGAAGAAACACATTTTTTATGTTCCTCCTCCCATTGTCTTTTACTTTTTCTCATTTTAACAACTTGCTATTCCAAAGAAAACATATTCTCCTGGAGCTTCATGAGGTCCCTCTTTATACTTGATTTCAGCTACAGTGGCATTTTGTATAGACCTTCTCTCAACTACAACAAAAGTTTTTCTTTTTGTTTTCTCAGTATGTATTCTTGCTACTTTTACAGCATCAGCCTTTAAAGCTGAATGTCCAAGTTCTCTATCATAGTCATAAACTACATAAACCATTTTCCAGACTCTTGTACCTTTAAGCACTTTGTCTTCAACAGTAGTTTTGACTTTGTTTTTGTTTAATACAGGCTCTCTTTGACAAATACCATAAGCATTACCTTTAGTAAGCCTATTTTCATTATCAAGTTTGTTTTGAAATTCACTTAATGATGGTAGTTTACTTTTTTTATATTCTTCAGTAAGGTCTCTAAAACCTGCTGTGGCATTAATTTCTCCAGTATAACCTTGTTGATGACCATATTCATCCTCTGCTGCATCAGAAGCTTTTTTATATGCTTCTTGCATACTATAACCAGATGCTCTGGTATAAAATCTATTTCCTCCCATCTTTAATTTCTTTAAAAATTTCTTTTTTTTTTGTCTAATTATTTCATCAATGACTCTTCTCATTCCATACCCTTCTCTTTGTTCTTTTGAGTTACCAAAGTCTATAAGTTCTTGAGCTTGTTCTGAACAGGTATCAATTATTTTCTGTATTCTATCCATTATATTATATTTTCAAGTGGATAAATTTCTTTAAAAAGTTGATGTCCTGTTTTACCATTACCAAATTCATCACTATAATAAACATTATGTAAATCTTGTAATGGTATTAGAAGGTCTTTTTTAATCTTAGCTATAGCCAAGCTAGTATGGTAAATAGCAAATTTAATCATTGCTTCTTCAATTGCTGGGCCTGCCATTTTTTCAATAGCATCTTTTTGCATTCCCTCTTTAGATACTTTACCTAAAGCTTTGTGGTCAGATAATGTATGTCTAAAGACATCAATTGCTCTGAGTTTTATTTCTTTGCTCATAATCCTATTTTTTTTAAAATTAAAATGTCATTATCATCATAACTATAACAATCTGGGCAATAATGATTATCCCCTTCTTTAATATAATAAGCTTCCATTGCAATATCTTGAGCTGTATTAATATCATTCCAACAAGAATACATAGTATTTTCATCTGCACTTTTTTTACAATTATCACAAACAACTGTAAACATTTGAACTTTTTCTATTGACATATAATTAGTCCTTTAAATCACTAGGAGGAAACTCTTTTACTTGTTCCCACATAGTATGAATTACTTTTGTTACTACTCCTTGAGCAATTCTGTCTCCAAGGGTAACTCTACATAAAAAAGGAGTATTGTTGATTAAAACAACAGTTATTTCTCCTTTGTAAGCTGCTGAAATTGTTCCAGGAGAATTAGCAACTAAAAGTCCTTTCTTCAAGGCATTTCCTGCTCTATCTCTGATTTGAATTTCATATCCTTGTGGAACATCTGCTGTAATCCCTGTACCAATTAAGACTCTTTCAAAACCTCTTAAAGTAAGATAACCTTCTTCAAGAGATTTTTGAAGTTTGCTATCTAATTGTACTTCTTTGTTTCCTTTAAATAGTTTTTTAAAGCTTTTAGCCATCAAGTCAAAACCTGAAACTAAATTATTTTCATAAAGAGGGACAAAAACTCCCTCTTCAGTTTTTATTTGCATTTTAATCATCTTTTGATGTTTTACAGTTTAATAATATGTCAAAATACTCATCATAATAAGCATTAAACAATTCTTGTGCTTGTTCTGTGTATGTAGAATTTCCTTCTTCATCAAATATATAAATAAGAGTTTGGTCATCAAGTTCTTTATTTACATCTCTTTCAGCTAATTCAGCTGCAGCTTCTACAATATTAATTTCTAAGTTCATACTATACAGGGTATTATCTCCTCTAATGAGAGGAAAATTTGTTTTTCAAATCCTTGTTGTTTAAAGAAAAGAAATTGTCCTTTCTTTCTAATTAATTCAAGTGGAATTAAGTAGTGAATATCATCTACTACTAATCTTATAGTCTTAAAGATTGTTGCAGTTTTTAATAATTGAAAATTAAATCCATAAGAATTTGATTTTCTATGAAGATGTTTTGAGGAGTCTCTAAACATTACAATAATCTGATTCTCTTCATCAATAGTGCCTAGTTTTCTAGGATATGCCTCAGATTCTAATTGTAAAAAAATGTTATCTTTTCTTCTATATAATTTATTACCATGTTCATCTTGTATCATACTTTTGTTCTTTTATTTATACAAAAAAAGGGGAGACTTTCATCTCCCCTTATAGTTATCTGAAATTAGGTAGCCTTGGTTGAGGTTGATTTTGTTCTACAATGTCCACAAGGGTACATTCAGTGGTCAATATCATTCCTGCAATAGAACTTGCATTTTCAAGTGCAATTCTGGTTACTTTTACAGGGTCAATAATACCAGCTTTAAACATGTCTTTTACATATTTATTTTCTTTGGCATCATACCCTGAATTAGTAGGACCTTCTAATACTTTATTAAGTACAACTTCTCCATTAACTCCTGCATTTTCTGCTATTTGTTTAAGAGGTGCTTCACAAGCTTTTAAAATTATTTTTACACCTGCTTTTTGAGCATCATTGCAATCAAGACTTATTCCTTGTGTAGCTTGAATTAATGCTACCCCCCCACCACAGACAATTCCTTCTTGTAAAGCAGCTTTTGTTGCATTAAGAGCATCTTTGATTCTCTCTCTTTTTTCCTTTGCTTCAACTTCAGTAGGAGCACCTACATAGATAACACCAACACCATTTTTAAGTTTGGCAATTCTTTTATCATACTGCTCTTTTTCATAATCATTTTCAGCTGTAACTTTTTGAGCTTCAATTTCTTTGATTCTAAAATCAAGCATTTCTTTAGTTCCACCACCACCAACTAAGGTAGTTTTATGATAGTCTATTTTAACAGACTCACAATATCCTAAATCAGTTTTTGTAGTTTTGGATAAAAATCTATTCAATTGCTTGCTTCTGATAGTTCCTCCTACTACTATTGAGATATCTTCAAGATAATCTTTTTTTCTTTCTCCAAAGCCTGGGCTTTTAACTATTGCAATGGCAGCTTGAGCTTCCATTTTATTAATAATTAAAGTTCTAACTACTTCAGGGTCAAAATCTTTAGCAATGATAAGTAAAGCTTTTCCTTGACCAATAGAATGTTCTAAAGCAGACATAATCTGCTCCATTTTTTCAATTTTTTCCTCTGCAACAAGAATGCACACATCCTTTAAATGGACTTCTCCATCAGGTGTATTTACAAAATAAGGAGAAAAATAACCACTATCAAATTCCATACCTTCAGCTAAATCTACATAAGTAGAAGTTGTGGTAGATTCTTCAATAGAAATCACACCCTCTTTGCCTACTTTAGAATAAGCCTGACCAATCATTTCACCAATTTCTTCATCATTGTTGGCAGAAATCATAGCAACCTGTTGCATTTCTGCCCCTTCAGTTCCAATTGTATGTGCTAACTTTAAAAGGTTTTCAGTAATAGCTTTTACAGCTTTATCCATTCCTCTTTTAACTTCAATAGGATTTAATCCTACTGCAATAGCTCTAAGACCTTCTCCTACCATTACTTGGGCTAAAACAGTGGCTGTAGTAGTTCCATCTCCTGCTTTTTCATCAGTTTTTGAAGCTACACCTCTTACTAAAGCTGCACCCATATTTTCCAATCTATCTGTTAAATCAATAGATTTAGCTACTGTAACTCCATCATTAATGATTAGAGGCATTCCAAAAGGAGCATCTATCATTACATTTCTTCCTTGAGGTCCAAGTGTTACTTTAACAGCATTTGCCATTTTATCAACTCCTCTTTTGAGACCTTTTTTTGCTTTGTCGCTGTACTTGATTTCTTTTGCCATTATGCTTCTATTTTACAAATTATTGCTTCTTCCCTGCATTTTATAAAGGTAATTCCCTCTATAATAACCTCACTATGGTCATACTCTTCAAAGTAGACTAAATCCCCAATTTGAGAATTACTTACATTTGGTCCAATATGGGCAATAGTACCAACATATTCTTTAACTCCTTCTGTGAAGAAAGCCCCCTCTTTAGGGGGTCTCTCTGTTAGCAGAATGAAGTCTTTTTTTAACTTAATTTTAGACACCATACATTTTTATTTAATTGATTTATGAAAATACTCTTCTTCTTGCTTAAGGGTGAAATCTAGTTCACCTGTCCAACTTAAGTGGTCAACAGTTGTGTTGAACTCTTTATTGATAATGGCTACAAAATCTATTTGATACATTTCATCTTTTACTAAGACTTTGAGTTCTTCTTCTCTTCCTTTAAAGAATTGATTTAGAGCCTCATAATCATACATTTTACTAAATTCACTTGTTTTGAATTTAGCATAAGCCCCTTTATAATCTTTTGGTATTTGAATAGCTATCATATGTAAATGACCTAAATGCAAATCATCAAAAGCATAATCAAAACCAAAATAGTCTTGCAATTTAAGCCAATTCATTGTAGATTTAAAACTTAATCTTGATAAATTTGTATCTACCAAGATAAAAATATGTTCATTTAAGTTAATTCCTATTTCTGTTAGAGAAAAATCTCCAATTCCAATCCCTAATTTAAAGAGGTTTCTGATTTTATCTTCAAAAACCTCTCCATAAGATTTCAAACAAGGAAGTAAATACTTTTTAGTTTTATTTCTGTAAATTGTTCCTAGTTGTACCTTCATTACTCTATTAGTATTAGTCCATCACTTTCAACTGTCTCTTTGTCATACTCAAAGCCATTTTCTTGATGCCATACGTATAAAGCTAAAGCATCTATAAAACCTTTTATAGGTTTATGATGTATAAGCTCTTGACTTTTTAGGGCATATTTAGGTGTAATTCCTGTTACTAATAGAGCAGGTCTTCCAAATTTACCAAGGTTTAATTGGTTAGGGCTAAGTATAAAAGAAATAGGTTTACCAGTATTATATCTGGTTTCTCCAGTAATGGCATTAGTTTTATGTACAGTTGTTTCAACTAAAAATATAAAATCAGCTACAGAATAATTTTCATTTATATTCATATCAACTGGACAAGTTGCTTGTCCTACTCTTAATGCATAAAGAGCTTCAGTGTAGAAAGAAGCTTGAATATTATATCCTCTGCTTTTTACAGCATAAGGAAATTCAACTGTATTTGCCCCCATAGTTTTAATATCAATAGGAAAAATTATTTGTGTTTCTCTATCAATGAATACTTTATCTAATAAAGCTTTACAAAGAACTCCTCCAAAAGTAAAGTAAATAGGCACTTGATGATAAATATCAATATGAGAAGCAGATTTAAAATACTTATTAGTATATTTTCCTGTTTCCAAAGACATTACTATATTCTGTACTAGAGTTGTTTCAATAGAACTAAGAATCTGTTTACCATAAGCCAACTTAAGTTGTTCAAAGTATTCAAATCCACCTTCCATTATTTTATTTACTCTAGTCTCTTCTTTCCAATTTGGTTGATAAGCATGTACCATAATAGCTTCTAATGTATAAGCTACATATTGATGAATATCTCCTTCAGGAGCATTGTCATCAAAACAAGCACTATCAAATACTTGTTGCACAATACTCATTATGGTATCTGAAGGTTTCTTCCCTTCAAATGAAAAGAATTGTAAATCATAATTTTCTTTTCCTTGAGTAAGCCAGACATCTACTGCAGAGCCAATAACAAAATGTCCTTTCTCTTCATAGTATAACTTCTTCTCATCTCTTTCTAAATAATCAACTCCTTTAATAAGTAGTTTTAAATAGGATTGGCTCACAGAACCATCAGCAAAGTACTCTTCCACTTCTTGTGGATTGCCATATCTAATCATAATTAATCATTTTTATTAGTTTAATAAAATCTTTAAAAGTCATACTGACTATTTCATCAAATTCACTTCCTTTTTTACCTTGCCCAATATCCTTTTTGTGAATTAGAACTTTCATATTTTGTTGCTCAGGATAATGAGCAGGAAAGTTCTTTGTTAATCCTAGTTTAATCTTTTCTAGTTCTACCTCAACTTTAAGCCCTTTCTGTTTACCATGTTTAATTTGGAAACAGAAGGGGTCAGTAAAGCATAAATCTACTCCTGAAGCATCTAACAAGGCTGAAGCCTGTCTTGATGTTTTGCATTTTTCAAATCTAGGGTGCAAGTCTCTGAAAAAATTAGCATAATATCTTTCGAGAATATGCCCATTTTGTCTGTTTCTTGCACCTTGACTTCTTACTCTTCTTTCAGGTTTTTGTTCCTCTAAATTTTCTTCTTCATTAGATTCCATCTATTATTTTTTTATTAAACGAATTAAGATACTCTTGAAGTTCTGTTATATTCCTAAATTTAGGAATTGCAACATTATTTTTAAAGTATCTTTTTACTATGTCTTTAGTTATTATCACTTCCACACCTTCTTTTAAGTGCATAGGAGCAATAGTATCATAGACTTTCTTGTATACATTCTTGTACTTTGGTTTAGTAGCAAAATCAAGAGAAAACAATAAAGCATAGTTTTCAGTTTTTTCTGCATTTAAATCTTGTCCAAGATTAGGAATATGACTTGTTTTTATCCCTACCATAAATAGAATATTTGGCATGTCATTAATTAACTCATAAATACACCCTTTAAATACAAAAAGGTTATAAGTCATTGTAGCAGTTTTAAAAGCCTTTGGTAAACTGTTATTATATAATGCATTAAAAAAACGTGGATAAGTTCTATAAGGGTATCCCTCATCTCTACTATCTTCAGTTCCTTTAGGAATACCATAATTAATAACTTTCTTATTATAAACTGTCTTATTAATTTTAACAGAAAACAATGGAAAGTAATCATTGTCAATAGATAATCCTTCTCCTTGATACCATTCTAATATTGCTCCAATTGCTATAGAATTTTCTTTTAAGTATTTGAAATTATCATTTACTTGAAAATTTAAAAGTTGACTTCTCATTATGATACCATATTTAATGGTATGAAATATTCATACATAAATGGCACATCTCTTACTTTTGTTACTGCTAAGACATTGGTCATATGATTAGTAAAGAAACCAATCATTAAACTTGCTATCATAGAGGCTGAATGTGAAGTTTGTTTTAGTGTACAGTTTTCTGCCATTACTACAGAGTCATCAAATAAATGGTCTCTTTCATATTCATCAGCAGTTTCATTGGTAACACAAAAAATCTGCATCTGCTCCATAAGCAATCTTCCATCAATAAATATAGCAAAAGGATTTTCTGTATTATCTTCTCTCCATCTTTTAAACATTACTTTTCTGGCTTCCATATTATCAAAAGCAGAAAACATATAAGGAGAAGTCATCCCATTTTCATCATACTTTTCATTAAAAACCATAACATCCATATCAGAAAATTCTAATATCATTTCTCTCACAGCTTCCACTTTATCCATTCCTATATGTTTTTTACTGAATAATTGACCTCCCATATTATGAACTTCAACTGTGTCAAAGTCATAAACTAAAGGAAAATATCCTGTTCTGGCTAACAAAAATGATAGCCAACTGCCAATTCCACCTGCACCACCTATTATACAGGTGGTGGGTTCTTTAGGAAACCAAGGTGCATCCTTGAATCTTCCTCTTATTTGTATTGCATCCATTATGATAATGCTATTAATCTGTTCAACATTATATTCAGTCCACTAAGAAGATGTTCTATTACTTCATGAGTATCAAAAGATTCTTCTAGTATTTCCATTACATCTTCTGTAACTAATCTAAAGAAGTCTGTATCAATTTGTCCAAATCCATCCCAATATTGTTCAAATAAAGCTGGGTACATATTAAGAAACTTTGCAGTAAACTCAAATGTATTTACTTTGCCTGCATCTAAATCTTCTAAAGCTGATTCAGGAGTGTTGGAAATTAAAGGAGACTCGTGACCTAATCTCAAGATAAAAGCTGTAAAATCAGCTAATTTTTCTTCGTGAGACATTTTAGATACATCTCTATTAGTGATAGGAGGTGTATCAAAATCATCAAGTTTTAATTGTTTTGAATCAAACCAATCATCATCTGATATAAATTTTCTATTTGCTAGAAAAGCATCAGCTCCATTTGGTCCTGCTTCATATGGATTCTTAGCTGGAATAACATTTCCAAAAGCACTTGTATGTGTGGTAGGATAACTTTTTATACTTTTAAGCCTAGCTAGTTCTTCTTTCTCTTCTGCTTTTTGTATAATCTCTTCAAGCCTATCAGAAAAAGAATTTTCAACAAAAGGTAACTCTTCCTTTACTACAATATCACAATCAAAAGTGAACATTATTTGTTTTGTATTCTTTAGGTTTAAGTTCCAATTTTTTCCTGTTTCATCTTTACATTCATAACCTTTGACATTTCCTCTGAAAGCAACTTTAGCTACCATTTCTTCAAAGTTGTTTACAATCAATGAGAGATAATAATTATGAAACTCTGAGTTATCATTCAACTCAGACATATCTGTCCCTGAGAAGTAAGATTTCATACTATTGTGACTATGTACCATACCAATCTTCCACCCTAAACTTTGAGGATTATTCATTCTATAGTCAATAAGGTCATCATCTAAATCATATTCTGTATATGCTTTAGTTCCTTTATTCATAGGATAAATATCTTCTACAGTAAATTCAACTTTGTCAAATTGTTTAATACTGCCTTTTACAGAGTAAAATAATACTCCTGACCACTCTACTAAACTGATTTTACCACAAAGAAGTTTTATCTTATTAGATACTTCTTGTGGGATTATTAGCTTTGGACAATTGCTCAGAGATATAACATCTAAATCTCTGGGTTTTAATGGTTTGTTCAATTCTTGATTTTGCATATTCTTTTAAGTCTTTGTGAATAAAAAAAGGTTTTTCTGCATTTAATGCTCTTTCTTCTTCTGATTGATATATTACTTTAAATTCTATTAATTCTCCTTTGAAATACCAACTAATTGTATTCAATTCTTCTACTGGGTCTAATAAAGCATCAGGAAATTCAGTAGGTAAACTTCTTCTACTGTAATAATTTCCTTTTTCATCTTTGATACATAATGTATTCCTAATATCTACAGGGTATACTCCAGAAACATCTCCTTTATATTTTAGAAAGTCTTCAAATTTATTGTTATCTATAACTTTAATTTCTCCATTTTCTACTTTAAAATTGATATTCATTTCCCATAAAGGCAAATAATCATAAAACTCTTGTTGTTTATAAGAAGAAGGATGATTTATTTCAGCCCTACCTGAAACATATTTCATATAGATATGAGGTCTTCCCTCAATAGATTCCCATTGTACATACAAGTCCAATTGTAATAGAAACATCTTAAAGATGTTGGAATCATATCTGCTAGATAACATTGATAAGATTTGATTAATTTCACTAGACCCTTTACAGAAATTTCTATATGTAAAAACAGCATTTGAATCTCCTGTTTGTCCATAACTAGAAAATTTACTTGCTTCTCTTGTCTTTTTTATTTCAGTGTAAGGTCTACTGGGTAGATGACTATGTTGATATTTAGACAACACTTCTTCATCTGTTACTGTCATTCTTTTTCCTTTGAAATCATCAAAAGTTATTCCTACTCCATTGTAAGCTTGTATACTTTGCAATTTAATGTATAAATCGTGTATAGTATGCTTCATTTCTTCTGAATTACTGATTACAATTTTAGGAAAATGAATTACAAATTCAGCTTTTAATACTATTTTATCTTTAATTGCAAAGCATCTTTCAAACTGAATGTCCCATCTATTAGGAAAAACATATTGTAATTGTTCCATAATAGAAGACATATTTATTGTGATTATATCACTAAAAGCTAACCTATCTCTTAAAACTAGATTTGTAACTAAAAGAATTTTTTCTTCTGTTGTTTTACGATTTATTGCTGTTAGATATTTTTCTATTTTATCCATTTTATTTAAATTAAAAAGTCAGGATACATAATATCCTGACTTTTATATTAATTATTGGTCAATTATTTATTGAACATCTCCAAACATTCTTCTCATTTCAGCTTCCTGATTTTTAAGAATTTCTTCATCATGTCTTTTTTCTTCAGCAAGAATTTGTCTAGCTTCTTCTTCTTCTTTAGCTTTAGCTTCTGCTATTTCTTTTTCTTTTAAAAGACTCTCTACTTTAAGATTAACAGCATCTTCAAGACTTAACGCATGACTTTTCATTACATCAATTTCTTCTTTAATACTTTTAACAAAATCTTCTTCAAGAATTTCTGGAAAAACTATAGAATCTATTGCAACTAAAATTGCAGAAAAAGAACAAGCAAGAGGAGATTTAATTTCTATAACAGTATCTGTATCAGAAGCAAATACTTGCATATCTTCAACTTCTTCTTTGGATTCCTTTACAGATTCAACAACAGCTTCTACTTTTTCTACCATTTGTCTAGTAGGTTTAGGTCTACTGTTTTTAGCAGAAGTAGCTTTTTTCTTTTTAGCTGGTGCTTCAACAGGAACTAAAGTAATTCCTTTCCAAGTTGCCAATAACCCTCTAAGTTCCTCAGTCCCCTTAGTGGTATAATTCTTTCCCACATTAAAGTGAGCTTTAGCATTTTCTCCACCTGTTGCACTAAGAATAGTACAAATTTCAGCTCTAAGTTCTTTGTAACCAATAGTATTAATATCAGCACCTGCTTTAGTTTTCTTTGGCATAAGAAACAAAGTAAAACCTGTAGTTGGCAATATTGCAGCATCAGCTTCAAGAGTTAATTTAGACTCTCCAATTACTGATTTCATACCATTATAGGTAATCCCTTCTCTATTCAAATCATTTTGTAGTTGACCCCAAGTTGTGGCACTGGTTTCTACACTCTTTTCTCCCATTTGGGTAGAATAAACTTTTACAATCATCTTGATTATTTTTAAGTTATTAATTTATTTTTTCTTAGAAATTTTTGTAACTCTTCTTCCCCTTTGATTTTGTATAAATCTGAAGGGTCTGATATGTTCTCTTTTAATAGTTTTATTGGTAAACTCAGAGATATTGCTTTATTTGGATAAATAGTATTAATATATTCAGCAATTTCTGCTGAAGCCTTTATGCCAGTGTTATCATTGTCATAAAAAACTACTACTTTTTCAAAGCCTCCTACTAGATTTAGGAGATATTCTTCACAAGGTTTTTGACCTTCATTTTGAAACCATCTTACTTCTAATCCTTGATTTTTAAGTACTCTATAATCTTTATAAGATTTAGTAATTACTAATAAAGGTCCCGAAGTTATAAGAGAACTATTTCCTCCTATATCATTTTGATTACAATTTGTAACCCATTTTCCTTGCCCTACAATATCAGGGGTATAAATTTTAATTCTCTCTCCAAAATTTCCTATAATATAAGACCTTGTATTAGGTCTAATGACAACATATGTCTTGAATCTTTTTGAAAAAATTTTATACCATATTACAGGGAAGACTTCATCTTCCATTAAATTGGCTTTGGTTATACCATATCCACTCCAAAATTCTCTATCTTTAGCATTATTAAATGCTCTAGCTTTAAATGGAATATCTTTATTTACCTTTTCATTCTGGGTAATCTCTCTTTTAATACTAGGAGGTTTTATCACTGTACTTGTTGCTATGTTAGTAGCAATTATTTCCAATGATTTAAAAAAACTAACCCCATAAGTATCTTGAATAGCATTAAAACAATCTCTATGTTTTCTTTTTGTGGCTTCTGCCCAATCAATAAAATATAAAATGTCCTTATACCATTCAAAATAACAATCAGGAGTTTTATCCTCTCTGAAAGGAGATTTAATGTATTTATGTTCTTCAGGAGTAGAACCAAAGACCATTTTAAAAATATCCTCCTGAGAAATTCTCTCAAGAATATTTTCTTTAGTCAAATAAGCACTTGTTCCTTCAACATATCCATATTTTTCCATCTTTCAAAAGTATTAAGATAAGTAAAGGGAGCTAAATTAATAACTCCCTTTTAATTTAATTATATACTACCAGTTATCTCCTGATACAGCTGCACCAGTGGTTGTACTAGCACTTGCATTCATTTGAGATGCACCTGCTGATTCAGCTTCTTTCTGCATTGTAGCAAAATTAGAAGCCATAAACCAACCATTTCTTGTGAAAGGGTGTACATTTCCATCAGCATCAACATATCTTAAAGCAGTTTCTGAGTCTCCTGCATTAAGTTTTTGTTGTTTTTCCCAAGCATTTACAGGGGCTATGTGAACACATAACCATCTACCATGCTTCATATTCTTAGGAAATTCTAAGAAAGTTCTTTTGGCTTCTCCTGAAATACCCCATTGATATTGTGCAAAAGCATCTAGCTTAATTGTAGCAAAATTTGTAGGCAAAAGATGTGCAAGAATATGACAATAATGCTTAAAACTTTGAATTTGAATTGATAAAGCAGCTTTGATAGCTTCTTTAGGTACAAAACAACCAACAATATGCACTAATACTGCACTCATTTCATTTTGAGCTTGTTTAAAAGCTGGATGATTTGGGTCAGTAACTTCAATTTGTGCTTTAGTTACAGGGTCTTTTGCAAAAGCTTTACTAATAGCAAACTTTCTTGCACTTTTCTCTTTACCATCAATATTGAAAACAATATCAATAGCCTCTGCTTCAGCTCCATCTTTACCACCATTGGCAGTAAATTCAAACTTAGTTAATAACACATTCCCTGAATTTAATCCAAAGACAAAAGATGATGATTCTGGTCCTTCTGACTCATCATATCCATAACCACTACCTTGTGGTACATTTTGATTCTCACTCATAATAATTTCTTATTTTGTAAAATTAATAATTTGTTTTTAAAGAACTGAATCTGTTTCAGTTAAATCTTGCTCCCAAGGTTCTAAAACAGGTGCAGAAGCTTGTGGTTCTTGTCTTACATCATTGTCTGACACTTCTTCAGTTTCATACACTTCAATTTCTTCAACTTCTTCAACCTCATCCTCAACCACTATTGGTGCTGGTGCTGGTGTTGAAATTTGAGAAATTTCAGGTGCTTGTGTTCCTTCAACTGTATCATCAAATAATACAAAACCTGGAGCACTTTTGGTTTTTAGTCCTTTTAGGGAAGGATGCGAAAATAAATCTTTCAAGTCTTTACCTGAAAGAGCATATTTTGCTTGAATCATAGGTCTTGAAAGACCATTCTTTAAATCATTTTGTACACCACTTACTGTAAGTTGTACTTGTCTTGGGGATGTAGCTGCAGCTCCATTCTCATTTGTTCCTAAATTTGACATTTGTCTTAAATTTAAAAGATTAATAAATATTTATTCCTATTTTAGCATAGGTGCTTTACTCTCCATTATTGTAGTCATCAACAGCTTTGATAACTGCCCCTAAATCATTTAAGATGTAAAGGTCTTTGAACATTCCAACAGGTGATTTAGCTGGATATTGTCCATCAAAATTGGTTACAAAAGATTTTGTAACTTTTTTATCTTTATCATTCCAAATTTGTTTACCATATAAAACAATAGTAAATAGACCTTCAAGAGTTACCTTATTATCTAACATTTTACCAATAGTTTTAATCTTATAACTTGTTTGAAATCCATTCTCAATTTCTTCACTGTGAGTTAACACAATAAAATTGATATGTGCTGGTAATCCTATTCCTGTATTCAATACATCATAGGCATTTTTTGCTAGTTTATTAAACTTATCAAATCCTGCTTTCAATGCTTGAGCCATAAACTCATCTGCAAGAATGTATTGGTACATACATTTGTTATCTGAAAGGCTCTTTATCCTTTCATTCTATACTTTCATATTCCCATTTAAAATTGTAGGCTGTTTTTCTTTTCTTTTTACAACAAGCATGTATATTTTTTATAGTTGATTTATAAACACCATCCACATTAATATATTTTGCTGCTTCAAAAAAAGAAGTCCATTTTTTAACAAAAATACCCTCTTTAGTAAATTGTATTATAGGAGTTGCAGTAGTTTTTCTTTTAGCATTTCCAGCATTTAAAATCCAAGATTCTGTTTTAGGTCTTGAATTTAATCTACTTATATTTGCTTTAGCTTCTTCTGTATGTCTATATCCTAAACATCCTGTTCCTCCTAAATTACCTTCTCCACCATCAGATAGGTTTGTTAAATTATACCCCCAACTTTTAAATTGTGAAATCCAGTATTGTTCCCAAAAAATCCAATTAGATTCTTCAACAATATCTAAAATTTCAATTTTTGGTCTAAGTTCTTGTTTTTTTAGTGAAACAATCCAATTTCTTTTATGATTAGTTTCTCTTGCAAGTTTATACTCAGAACAATGGTCATACCATCTATCTATTAATTTTCTGGTTGTTTGTCCTATATATCTGATTTCTCCTGTTTTAGGGTCAGATAAGGTGTAAATATTTACCATAGTTATTGTATTTTTATTTTATAAAAATACAATTTTTTAGATGATAACCATAATATATGGGTAATTTTATTTTGTAATTATTTGTATAGTTCAGACTATCTCTTTATAAGCCTTTAAATGTTGGTACACATAAGCCTATATCCCGCACTCTTGGTAATTCATTCTCCTCAACACCACTTGTTAGGACAGTATTTACTAGTCGTTGTTCCTTATACATATTTCTATATATCTTGGATAAGGGTTATCTTTTACTAAGACTTTCCCAGATTCACGAGATTTAATGATGACTACCGTTTAATCATCAATAACTATATTCTTGATTTCAGGTCTTTTAGCTCCAATATATTGCATCACTTTGATAATATCATAAGGATTACAAGAGTCTAAATAATTACCTTCTTTTGGTGGAGTATTTGCATCAAACTTTACAGGAATGTACATTTTTCTCCAACCTCTAAATGGTAATGGTTTCCCTTTTACATTAAAGAAAAAGGTTTCTGCTGGGTTCAATCCTATAATATCTAATTCAGGTATTGAGCCTACTGATGTGGTTTTTCCAAATCCACTTTCTGTTACTACTGCTATTGCATTTGACATAGTTAATTAATAATTTCCATACCCTGTATTTTCAATTAAGGGTATAAAAGAGTTAATATTTCCTTTCATTATGGTCTTAAAATGGACAGGACATTCAGTGTCCCTACTTTCAACTAAATGGATTGAGATGTAGTTAGGATCCT